CCCGTTGAAAATATTGTATAACCAGGCTTTGTGTCCATCGAGGCCTTGTGGGATGCTTTTAATGTAAAAAGGTCGCACGTCGCGGCCGGCAAAGAAATCCGTACCACAACTCTCTCTAAATGGATAATTCCCGTAAAACGATTTCTCAAGGTTTATCTCAACGCCACAGATTTTGTAAATGTGGATGAGGTCCTCTGCGATTTCGCTTGGGCAAATTACGTCATCACCAAAAACCGAGATTAAAGGAGCGAGCTCCTTGTCAACCAACACACTACGACTGCCCGGCGTTTTACGCACGTGCAATGTAGCTAAAGCTAATGCATAGAAAAACATCGTTTCCAATGGAAACGTATATGCATTGCCCATTGTTGATATCATCGGTAATTGACGCCACTGTCCTGCAACCTGCATACTTTCAGATCGGCAACTTTTAAGAAGCCATAACCAATTGTAGGAGGCCCTGTTAGCAGAAAATAAAAACTCTACTAACACCAGCAGTATACTATCAGATGCGTTCTTCCCATCCAGGGTGGCGCGCATTAAATCAACACTAGCTTGTTTTGCAAGCTGGTTATGATATTCTGGTAGTTTAGAAAGATCCAAGCCGAATAAATCGTGTTCTTTTAAACCGCGGACCATCTGATCCATGATAGCTAACATAAGCATCATGTTACCAGTTGGTTCTTTACCGCAGTTACGATCTATTTTGGCTGTTTTTGGTGCAACAAAGTGTTTTGACCCCTGGCATAGACGGAAGATAGAACGAGGATTTTTTACGTTCATCTTATCAAGAGCTTCGCTCAAGATTGCATCGTCTAGAATTGCTTCCGCCAGGATAGGTAGAGCGTTTCGTGTCACAGTAATAGGGAAGGTCCATTTGGCGCGGGGAGAAGTGTCGGTATATTTGATACCGAGGCTAGCACCTGCGTTACTACGGATACTTTTGTAAGGTTCTTCCAAATCAACCGGATTACTAACGCAAAAATCACCTATAATCTGCCTTGCCGTAATGAGGATTCGATGAAGAGGTTTATCAGAGAGAGACATGGATTTGTCTCGGAGCAATTGTTTGCATTCTGATAAAATTGGTTGCAGAGAGGACTGAATATGATCAAGACGAT